GATTCAGTTGAAGATTTGTTATTTATGAGAACAGTAATATCTACACCGTTTCTGCTGGCGTCAGTGTTAGTTGGTTTGACATATTGAGATGCATTGTTATTAACTTCTGGTAATACAAGTTGTTGCCAACCAATAACTGCACCAGATGCACACATAAACATACCAGCTGCAGCATTTTGGGCACCATATTCAACAGCAGCAGCTTCGTCGCGTTCACCAGAGTAAGTGAGGAAAGCTTGGCCACCAGCTACATTCCAGCAACCAAGTTGAGGAGTGAAGACAATTTCCTTGGTAGGATGGTTGAATTCGAGCTTATGTTTTTGGTAACCATTGGGTACACTGTCGGGAGAGTTATATTGGAGTTGTTCAATGAGGTATTCATGACCAACTTGGGCCATTCTGCGGCGTTCTTCGGAATCAAGGTAAATGTAGTCAACCATTAAACCAGCTGATACAAAGTGAAGACCATTAACACCGGTTAAAGCAGCATAACCAGATGATACTAAGAGATCAGTAGCAGCATTGAATTCAATAGTGAAGCGAACTTCGTGATATTGAAGAGCAATAAGGGGAAGAGCAAGACCAGTATTGCGGTTGAAGGAGAATTGGAGAGGGATGTAAAGTTCGTATTCAGGGAGAATAACATCACCATCAGCAACAGCACCACGTAATTCAGTGAGTTCAGGAACATCACCAATCATGGCACGATAACCACGTTCTTGGTCAACAGTATGAGTAAGTTCATACCAGACATCCAACCATGTACCCCAGTGTTTGTCAATTTGGGAACCACCAATTGTGAGTTCAATGTTGTTAATAAGAGCATGACCAACACGTTTAACCCATGCAACACGTGTACAGTATACATCATTTGATTGCCAGCCGGCAACTGTTGTATTTACTTCGGGAAGAACAACACGGAGATACATTCTAGTAGCAAGATCACCATTGCGGAGAACTTGAACAGTGTTTCTCTTGTTGAAGTCAGCAGAGTCTAATGGAAGTTCAATGCATTCCATAGAGAAGTTGGTGTGTCTACGATAGACAACCTTGAAATATGTAATTTGAGGATTACCGGTAAGGTAAACATCTTGAGCACCATAAGCAACTAATTGCATTAATCCACCACCCATTTTAGTATATTATAGGTTTTAGAAAAAAATTATTAAAACTATATTAAAAAGTATTTTTATTTTGATTATATTTAACTGATATTTTATTTTACATGTATACTTTTACAAGGTAAAAATGTAATTTTTAATAAACTCGTTTTTTGTGTTTTAAAAAATACATAATTTTTTACTTAAACAAATATTTGTAAATTTAAATCTATTGAGATAATTTAGATGTCAGTTTTTAAATCCAAACCTACAAAGGTTAAAGTTGTAAATGAACGTGGAACGCTAGATGAAATACATAGAGAAACAATTAATAGTTTTAATGAGGGTAGAAAATTATTCGATCAAAATAAACAAAAGATTTATTTATTAAAAGAAAAATTAAAAACATTTGATTTATCAAATAAAAATTATGATAAAATTAATTTGATTAAAAATAAGATAAAAAACTTAGAAAATGAAAATAATAATTTAGATATATTAAATGATGAATTAAATTATTTTGTTAAAAATAGTGACATTTTATTAAATTATTATAAAGATGATAGTAAAATAGATAATATAGATGAGATTAGTGAATCAGAAGATAATAATGAAATATTAAATGAAGATTCTGATGATTTTTTAGATAAATTAAATTCCTTTGACAAGGGAGGACAAAAAGAGGTTAAACAAAGTAAACAAAAAAGAAGAAAAAATAAAGAAGAAGAAATTGTTTGTAAATCAATTTTAAGTTTTTTATCTAATACCTCATCTAATTGTGATGAAAAAAATTTAACTTCGACCGAATTACAGCCATCAGTTGTAGTTGAAAAAGGGACATTGAAAAATCAATATTTAATGCTTAATGATCCTATATTTAGTTGTAAAAAAACTAAATTATCACCAATAAAAATATGTCAAACATGTACAATTGAAAAAACTTTACTACAATCAGAAGGTATTTATGTTTGTCAAAAATGTGGAAATTTTGAATATGTAATTATCGAAAGTGAGATTCCATCACACAAAGATTCAATGAATGACAAGCCAAAATATCCTTATAAAACTATTAATCATTTAATTGAAAGATTAAATCAATTTCAAGGTAAACAAACTACAATAATACCCATAGATATTTATACATTAATAGATGTTGAATTAAAAAAGATGTTAATTGAAAAAGAAGATGTTAATCCAATTATAATTAAAAAAATTCTTAAGAAATATAGATTAAATATTTATTATGAACATTGTTATTTAATATTTTCAAATGTCACAGATACCCCTCCACCATCTTTAACACGTGATGAGGAGGAAAAGGTTAAGAATATGTTTAAAGCTACTGAAAAACCTTTTAAAAAATATAAACCAGAAAATCGGTCAAATTGTCTTAATTATTCTTATACTTTACATAAATTATTTTTAATTTTAGCTGATTTTGTAAAACAAAATGGAGATCAAGATGGATATAATAGAATGATTAATAATGCTAAATATTTTGGCTTATTAAAAAGTAGAGATAAATTAAAAATGCAAGATTTAATTTGGAGAAAAATATGTATAGATTTAGGTTGGCCATATCATCCATCATTTTAAATCTAAAATATATTTAAAGAATAAATCTTTATAATAAAGATTATAAATGGCGAATGAAAATTCACAATTAGTTGTTAATAGAGAAAACAATACAGTAAACGAAGAATCAAATACATATGAAGAAGATATGGAGAAATATACAAAGATTGATAATTTAGATGAAGATCCAGTTTATGGAGACAATGTTAATTATATTCTAGTATCTTTCGCATCTCCAGAAGGAATCATGAATTGTAATATTAGAGCTTTTAAGATTCGTAATTATAAAGGTAAACCTGCTATTTTTAATACATATGAAGAAGCAGATAGAGCAGCTAAAGAACTTCAATTGGTTGATAAATATTTTGATGTATTTGTTATGACTAATGGAAAATGGTATGCATGGGATCCTAATCCTGCAGATCGTAAATATGTACAAGCAGAAAAGTTTGATAATTCAAAAGAACAAGAAGTAATGGATGGAATTAATAAAACAGCTATTGAACGTCAACAAAAACAACTAAATGAAATGAATGCTTTAATTGGAAAGAAGAAGGCTATGATTGATGATGGTAAACACGAGAATCAAAAGCGTAAAGAAGAATTGATTAAACAGGGTACGACTGAAGCTACAACTGAAGTCGAAGATAAAACTGAAGCTAAAGAACCACCCAAAAAGAAGACACCGCATAATAATATAGCTATTAAAGAAAGACTTCGTAAACGCGTTGAAGAAAAACGTATGCAAGAACTTAAAAAACCAGTAAATACAACAGAACTTTCATCAAAATCTAAATTAGATGAGGTTAGACAATCTGAATCTAATGTAGAAACTGTAAATAATAACATTAATAAAGCTAAACAACTTTTAGCAAAGATGAAACAAAATCAAAAATAACTAAATAAACGTAAAAATAAATAAATGAGTAAACTTATAAATAAATGAGTAAACTTATAAATAAATGAGTAAACTTATAAATAAATGAGTAAACTTATAAATAAATGAGTAAACTTAATATAAAATCAAAGTGCACTGACAAAATATTTATTAATTTTTTCTGTTTTTCTTTTATCTAAATCATTTAAACTTAAAATCCAGGGGTCGGGTCTTGAAAACATTGTTTCAAACACATCCGATGGAAAAACTGGGTCATTTAATTCATCTTGATAAGATTTAGGTAAATATCTATAAACTATTTTTTCTATTGGTTTTTCTTTTTCTTTATATCTATAATATTGGTCAATATAGAGGATTAAAAATCCAACTAATAAAATGATAACACCTATTAATTTACTATTCATTATATTAATATATTAGTAGATTATTTATTTTTAAATTTCTGTAAAGCTTTTTGTTTAGGATCAATTACATTACCATCATCATCAACTTCTTGTTTCTCAACATCTAAAATTGTTTTTGATTTTTTAATTTGAGAACACCATGAACCATAATCTATTTTATTAGTTAAATTTCGAAGTTTCCAATCTTTAACATAATTTTTTTGATGATATAATTGTAATTGTTTACATCCAATTTTTACTTTTACACCTGTTAGATCTGGCGCTTTATACCAAAATATACGCTCAAGTGGATTTGATACTTTTCTTCTATTGTCAATAACCATACAATTATTATCCAATGTAAGTTTTGTAAAAACTTGTACAAAAGAATTAAAATTTGGCAACATACCAGCGTAGTGGTCATATATTCTTTTTTGATTTGAAACAGTCTCTTCTTTTAAGAGAAAAAAATAATCAAAATTTGATCTTAATTCTGGTGTAATACCGAGTGGATATTGCATAGTTAATATATACATAATATGATAATGTCTACCATTGAATAATAATTCTTGAATTGGTTGATCTCTCATCCATGTACCTTTAGATGATAAACAATCGTCCATGACTATATATGCACGATCATCTAATGTCTTACCTTCTTCTTCTCTTTTTGATTTTTTCTCTATCATCTCTGTTTGTCGTGCTAAAATTTTTTGTATTAATTCAGTTTTATATTCATAATGAATAAATGTATCTGGAAAAAAATTATTATAAAAAGAACTCATTCGGTCAGTTGGTGATAAGATCATTCCAACTGGGATTTTTCTATAATGATGCATTATAGCTCTAACAACCCAACTCTTACCTGAACCACGTTTTGCAACCATTACTATAGCCGGATGTTCAACCATATCAGCAAACTTAAATTGCCGAATTGGTAAAGATGAACCATTGCGCATATCAACATCTTTTATACCCATTTATACATATAATTTAAGAGAAAAAAAATTAAGAGAAAACATAAAAATAAATAAACATAAAAATAAATAAACATAAAAATAAATATAAATAAATTAAACAATAACATCAGGTGGCATAACAACACCTGTTGCAGTTTTATTCACCATTGTAAATGAATGTGCTATATCAGATGGTGAATTTTGAGGTTGTAATGATTGAATTGGTGGAACATTTATTTTTGATTGAATTGATTGTATTGGTTGAATTGGTTGAATTGGTTGAACTGGGTGAACAGACTTTTCTTCTTTATAATTAAAATATGCAAATGCAATAAACCATACAATTATAGCAACTATTGAAGGTATAATAATATCATTATATTTTTGTTCATCTTTAATTTTTTTACCTTTCTTTAATCTTTTTTCAATCTCTTTTTTTCTATTCCAAGCCATGTAATTATACACAATTGCACCAGCTAATAAACCAATAATTACGGGATTTTTTAAGATTTCAACTAACATTGATTTTTATATATTAAAGTTATATATTTAATTTTATTTTAACTTATTTTTACATGAATAATGCATCATAATATTCCTTCTCATTTATATTAGATTTTAATATCTTAATTTCATTTATATCTTGTTCTGGTTCCTGTTTGTGTTCTTGTTTTTGTGGTAGTAGTTGTGATTGTTTTTGTTCATGTTTTTGTTCTATTTGTTCATGTTTTTGTTCTATTTGTTCATGTTTTTGTTCTATTTGTTCATGTTTTTGTTCTATCGTTGGTTGTTTTTTTCCACCCAAATCTAGAGATGAAAATTTATTCATTTTTTCATTATATTCATTTTCTTCATCAATAATCATATCTAATTTAGATACACTTTTATTTAATTTATCCATTAATTCATCTTTTACCGGTTCATCTTTTACTGGTTCATCGTCAAAAAAGTTTATCTTATGTTCTTTATCTTGTTGTTCTTCTTCAATTAATATTTGTCTAACCTTATTCTCTTTCATTTCTTCTGTTTCTATAATATAATCATTCTTAAGATATTCTGTTATAATATCATTAAGAGGAAGAACTTTTATTAAAGCTTCTTTAATTGCTTCTTTTATAATAGATATTGATTCTCTTTTATTTTTTTGTTGTTCAATTGTTGGAAATTGATGCCAAAATAATTCTGGATTTAGAAATAGAATTTTTGATGATTCTACATAAACTTTATGGATAAAATCTTTTATATTAATTTTTTCATGAATTTTTTCATTAACTAATGTACATTCTTTACCAGATGCATTATATGTCAATAAAACAATATATGATTTAAATGTAGCTTTTATTAATTTTTCAAAAATATCAGCATGTTTGCTTGAATCTCTAATTCTAATATATTCTGCTTCGATTAATTGAGAATTTAGAGTTTGTATATTTTTAAGAAAATGTTGAAAAATTTTTAATACACCAGGATTTTCAGTTACTATACCTTGTAATACAGCTTGTTCAGTCTCTTTTTCAACTTCAATGGCTTTATCATACATTGATTTGATTCCTTCATATACTAATGGTGCCATTATATTAATCAAAAAATTAGTATATTCTGTTTTTATTTCTACAATATTTCTTTCATAATAATGCATTTTAGATAATATATATTAAGATTAATTATCTAAAATTAATACGCAAAAATAATTTATTTATTTATACATTTACTTATACATTTACTTATACATTTACATATTGCAAGAACCACCTTTGCAGTTATTTCCACGTGAAGCTAACCATTTAGATTGTGTGGGAGTTAAACATAAACAAGCTGAATTCTCTAAATTGTTATTACAAAACATATTATTTGGTTGATATTTAGAACCATCTATACCATCATTTACAGGAAGATCGAATGGAGGAGGATATTGAGGAGAGCAACATGAACGACTGCAAGGTACAGTATTGAAATCAATGTCTGTGTGTGGATCATCTTTTTCTGGTTTATCACCATATGCAGATCCCCATGCAGTTGCAACTTCAGGAGGAACACCTAAAAATTGTGATCCAGACATAAGTGTTTTTGATGTATCATCATAAATTGCTGGAATTGTTACTTCATTTGTACCTTTAACTGTATCAAATCTTTCAGGTGAATTTAATAACATATAAATAATAGCTAAAACTACAACCGCAATTAAACCATATAAGAATTTCTTTCCTCTATCAGAGAGTGGCATATTTAATAATAATTTATGTACACAAAAAAAAGTTAATTTTATATTAAAAATATTTATAATTTTAATAAATCAATTAATACATAGGTAAATATACTTTGTCTAAAATCCATTGTGATTTATATTTTATTCGTGGATAATAATCAATTTGAATTTGATATTTATTTAAAATTTCATTAAATTTTTCAAAATATGTTCTGTCTTGTGCAATTTTTTTATAAAATTTTTCAGTTGTAAAACTTGTTCCATATTTTTCTATAACTTGATCTTGTATTCTTTCAAAAATATAATTATAATCTCTGAATAATTTATCTTCATTGACAAAAATCTTTTCATGGTCTAATTTTGTTTTTCTTATATTATATAATCCTTCGGCTGTAACTACTAATGAACCACATATTTTACCATCATTAAAAGAATCAATAAAATGAAGTATATCTCCAATACTTGGTACCTCATATAATATACCTTGTTTAACACGTCCGCCTGGTTTTGGTGTTGGAGGATGTGTATGAAAAATATATTCATATTCTCGTAGGTCTGATAAATCTCTTGGTAAAAATATTTCTTCATCACCTTTATCAACACGTGTTGTATTACCAGCTACTACAACTCGCTCTAAAAGATTCATTTTAAAATCTAATAATCCAGTATGTTCTGAATATCTTAAGATATCACTATTAGTTAAATCAATATATTTTTTAGTATAACCTCCATGTTTTAGTAAAGCATCAAAAATTAACATTTGATTTTGATTAATTTTTATATATTCTAAATTTGAAGCTACTTTTGCTTTAATTTTTATTTTTTTCTCTGGTTTATAAAAAAATACTAAATCCATAAATGATTCTGATGGACAAAAATTATGTTTAGTAACATAATGTTCTAATCCATCTTCCCATATAAAATTTTTATAATTATATCTTCCAGATGTAATATTTTTTTCATCGCATAATAAACAATCAGATGGTTTGTCATTTAATGTAAAATTTTTTGTTTCTTTCAATAATAAATTTAAAATTGATAATTTTGATTCAAAATTATTTTGACCATCCCATTTCGTACCTTGTGTTGGTTTTTGGAATTTATTACCTTTCATATCAAAACCAGATTTACCCCAGATACCAATCAAAATATATTCACGATCATTTTTTTTTAAATAATTCATATATTAAATTAAAAGAATAAATTTATATTATAACTATTAAATGACTGAAAATTTTTTTAGTGTTCTTGATATTGAAGAAAATTCAGATACAGATTATGAGTGTGAAAATGATTTACCTGAAAAAAATGATAATCAACATGCATATACAAGAAAAAAGAAATTTGATTATAATCCAAAAAAAAATACATGGAATTATGAAAAAAAAGATAAAAAAATAAATCATAAAAAAATATTATGCCAAAATATGATAATACATGGGTCATGTGCATATACAGATAGATGTTTATATGCACATAAATTAGATGAACAAAAGATTGATATTAAACGTAAAAAAATTTTTGATTTACTTGATAATTCAAGTGATTTAAGTTTTGTTGATGTTAACAAACATAAAGATATCTATAAAGAATTTATATTATTTACAAAGCCATGTTTAGAATGTATAAATAATAAATGTACTGGTGGAAATAATTGTAAATTTGGTTCACCTTCTATTAAATATATTATATGTTATGATGATTTAAATTATGGTACATGTGAAGATTCAAGTTGTGATAAAATACATCTTACAAAACGTGGATTAAAACCAATATACAATAACATATCAACTCTATTAAATAAACCATCAATTGATAATATTAATATGTTAAAACCAATTATTAATAATTTACTTTTATTTAATAATATTACCAAAACAAATATTAATTTTATTAATGATGATTCTGATATAAGTGATGATGAATGTGAAAAATCAATATTTAATAGTAAATATGATTTACTTGATAAACAATTAGATTAAAAATTGTTAATTAAAAATTGATTATCAAATCATATATAAAATAAAAAATATATCAACATATTATCAAAAAATGGAGACTTATGAGATTGATCGAAATCCAAAATATTTATCAACCAAATATTTTCCAAAATCAATTAAAGATCTAGTTGTTAACGAGACTAAAATTTCAATGTTAAATAATTGGTTAGATTTCTATGATGTAAATACTACGAAATATAAAAATATAAAAAAACGCTACAGAATTACATTAGATGATGATGATGAGAATACAGAAATTGATATTCAGAATAAAAGAGATAAAAATATTGCTCATGATAAAAGTTGTTCAATAATTATTGGTCCACATGGTTCTGGAAAAACATCAATGGTTATGACAATGTTGGAACAAAAAAAATATAATATTAATGTTATTAACTTTGAAAAGATTAATAAAATTGAAGATATTGAAGATTTTATTAATAAAATTTCAAATAATGATATCTATTCTCTGATGTTAAATAAAGATAAAAATTTAAAAAAAGCAATTGTAATTGATAATGTTGAAAATATTATCACTACAAATGAAAAAACTTTCGTAACATATTTAATTAAATTAAATGAACACAATTGGATTTGTCCAATTATTTTTATTTGTAATGATACGCATAATAAGATTATTAATTTTATTAAAAAAACAGCATACAAAATAATTTTATATTATCCTGCAACTGAAAGTATGTCGACTGTATTTTATAAGATTGCATTAAAAGAAAAGTTAAAATTTGAAAATGAAAACGTATGTAATACATTAATTAAACATTCAGATAATGATTTAAGATTTTTAATATCAATATTAGAAGCAATTAAAAATATCTATAACTCTAAACAATTTACTCAATCTGATTTAGATAATTTTATAATAACGCGTAAAATGAAAGATCAAGATTTAAATATTTTTAATGCAACTAAAAAATTATTATACACATATGAATCAATTGATGAAATAATTAGAATATTTGAAACAGAAAAAACAATTATTCCTTTAATGATTCAACAACATTATATTAATCTGTTACAAGGACGTGATTTTAATTTAATAAAACAAATCTCGACATCACTATCGAGAGGTGATGTTATTGAGAACTATGTTTACGAACACAACGCATATGATATTCGAGATACGCAAGCTTTTTTCCAATGTATAAATCCATCATTCATCTTATCAAGCGCACTAAATCCTAAAAAAAATCCAATTGAAAATTTTAATCCTGATCTTAAATATCCGATTGATCTTAATAAAACATCAATAAAACGCATTAATTATACAAAAAATATATTACCCGCTAATTCACATTTTAAGAATATGAAATTAAATGATTATATGTATTTCAATAAAATCATATATGGTTTAATTAAAAGTGAACAATATGAAGAAATTAATAGATTAGTAAAAGAGTATAACATAGATATTACAATAATTGAATCAATATTAAAAATTAATAAGTTAACTGGTGATAAATTTGCTATATCAACAAAAATTAAAAAAATACTTGAAAAATCCTGTTCAAATCTTGTTGTAGCAAAACCAAAACCAATTTTAAATAAAAAAATTAAATTTAAAAATAAAAAAATATAAAAATAATTTTTTTTATCATTTATAATAATATATAAAATGGACCGTACTTCTAAGAATGCTACTCAAGACGATGACATGGAATTCTTTGTTAAACACCAAGATATTCCTGAAGAACAAATCAGATCTATCTTACGTCACAGAAAAATGAGTGATGATAAGATTGAATCAATGCTCCAAAAGATTAAAGATGCTAAAGAACGTATTCGTAAACATGCCAGACGTTTTATTGAAAAGATTGACCAACACTATGGTCTTCACGATGTTCCCACTATTGTTAGCAAAGCCAACAAATTTGCTCAAAAACATCAATTATCTAACTTAGAACGTGATACCATTATTTCTATGGCTCTTAAGGGTGATGTTTACAACACTGTCAATCCCATTAATGATTTAAGATATTCAGAAATGTCTAAATTCATGGGTATTGAATCTCCTGTTGGCCAAGTTCTTAACATTCAATCTAAGGATTATGCTCCTCTTAATGAAATTGTTAAACTCTTTGAAGGTACTCGTATTCTTCATGCTGATATCAAGAATCAACTCAATTTATACAAAGATTGTGCAGTTGAAGCCATTTCCGGTACTTACGATAAGAGCAAACACAATGTTAGCACCCACATTCACCCCGTAGTTGCTGCTCTCTTCGTTCCTAAAATTGAAGCAGTTGAAAGACGTATGATCTTAACAAATGTTGGTCGCGTTGTTCTTCGTCGTGCTCTTCCTTATGTAAATCGCCACGTCCAATTATATGACAATCTTCTTGATGGCGAAGAAGAAGCTGAATGGGAACTTACATCTGACATTGTCCAAGATCCTAACTCTCTCGCTTATTTCTCTGATGATAGCCCAATTACTAACATCATGAAGAGATTCAAGATTCAAATTGAATTATGGAAGAACGTTCTTAACCTCCGCCAAGGTCGTTATTATGCTTCTGGTTATGATGATAATGATGGTGTTACTGGTTTACTCCGTACTCTTTCTCAATATGACTGGAACTATTTTGATGCTCCTGATATGTACCATCTCCAAGATGAAGGCACAGTACTTCGTAAATTACTTGCAGTCTTCTCCTTAAGACCTACCTTTACTCAAGTTTCATCTCTTGTACAACGTACATACATGGGTATGCCAAACTTCACTGGTCTTTCTCGTGTTACATTCCTCAGAATCCCCATCATTAACGTCAGACTCCCAACAATTGTCCAAGGTAATGCAGGTCTTCCCATGCCTGAAATCCATCTTGAACGTTCAATGAACCAAACTGATTATTTTATTGAAAACAAACTCTTTGTTCCCAAGACTAAATCAGTTATGTTCAGCAAAGATCTTATCTTCTTCCATGTTAACAGACGTTATCAAACTGTAAATGTTACAAACCTTGCCTACCGCTTCTCTTACACTTCTATGCCATACCAATCATTCAATGTTGGTCAATCCAGAATTAATGATCTCCCAGTTGGCTTCAACAACCAAATCACCTTAAATCGTGAAATGTTCAACCTCCGCTCTGTTGTAACTGTATACAGACCTCCTATTGCTGAAAACATTGCTGCTGGTTCTTCCGCTATCATTGTCAAAGAAGATTCAGCTGCTGTAGATTACCTCTACTACAATCCTCTTCTTGCCAACATGATGCACGAAGAAAATGGTGCTTACCAACAAAACAGACCCTTCTCCGTTATCTATGCTAACCCCACTGGTCCTGGTGAAATTGGCTTTGTTGAATCTGCCCAAAAATACGGCACAGTCTTCTGCTATTGCTGCTAATTTATCTAAAAAATTGATTAAAAAATTGATTAAAAAATTACTTTAAATTTATAATGTATTAGATTAATATATTATAATTATGCATTTTTCAACTCAAGTTAACTTTTCAAGACGATTTGGTAAAACTATTGGCAATAATGTTCGAATTAAGAATATGAATGAATCTTTAGAGGAAAAATTTAAAAACCAAATTAATAATGATATATTATTATGTGTATGGTTATATTATGAAGATTATGAAAGATTTATTAAAGAATTTAGTGAGTATTTTGATAATTTAAATGATGATTATATTAAAAATCTTGGAACTAAATCTAATGTATATCTTGGAGATATTTTAAAATTATTTTGGTTAGAATCAAATGATCAAAGTTTAAGAGAAAAATATAATCAAGAAGTAGCATTGGATAATTATAAGGTAAGAGTTGAGAAAAATGGATATAAATTTAATGATAAAGATAAAGATTCAGATGGTTTTTATTTGACATTAAGATTACTCGAATATATAAATAATAATAAAGAATTATGTGATGAGTTGTTTAAATTGACACGAGAATTATATGATGCACGAGTTGACGATATTATTCATTGTAGAACAAAAGATGAGTGGGAAATATTATATTCTCTACGATATTTATATAAAAATCTTATTGAAAATGATAAATATAACTTTAATAAAAAACAAAAATTAGAACATTATTTAATGTTTTATCAAGATTCAACTGAAGGTTTAAATTGGCATAATCCATATTCAACAAAATTAATTGAAAGTATTGAATATTTTCCACGTGAAACATCAAAACCTCCATATGATTATGCATATTCATCATATTATAATCTTAAAGAAACTGCTCAAGATGTTGTAGATACATTGATTGTGAATAGTAAAAAACAGCAAAAAGAAACTTCAGAATATTTTACAAATAAAATTAAAACAATTAAAGATTATTATGAAAGAAGAGAAAGAATGATTAAAATGATAAAATATGGTTTTAGATCAATTATTATTATTGGATTATCTATATTTGTATATAAATTTATTTATTGATTTATTATTGATTTATTATTGATAGAATTGAGTAAAAGATGGGAGAATTTTACGTCCGGCTGCTGTAGTTGCCATTGGTCTTAAAGGTGGTGAAATGGGTTTAGAAATATCATTAATATATCCATAATATTGTTTTATATTTGTCATCATATCTGGAATAATATGTTCAACAACTTTATCATTTAACATCTTAACTTGTCTTACTGTATGTTCAGGTAGATTTTTACAATGTGCAAAATATATTGCACGCATAACAACCATTAAATCAGATTCATCTTGGTCAACTTCTAATTTAAATTTTCCTTTTGATTGATCATAAACTGCTACTTTTATTTTTTTTTGTAATCTTTTAATATTTTCTTTTGAAAAAAATATCTTTGTAATATCATTTGAACCAAGTAGATTTCCAAGAATTTTATCACCTGTTTCTCCACCAGGTAGTGTATTATATTCTTGTCTTGATGTTATACTAAGATTTATAGATGGATTTGCATAGATATTTTTAAGTGATGTTCCAGTATACACATCTTTTTTTAATAATAATTCTGAAGCTGGTGTAGATTCAACATAACATGTTTTTGGATTAAGATATGAATAATTACAATTTGCCATTTATATATAATAATAAATTAAAAAAATTAATTTAACTAAAACTAAAAACTGAAAACTAAACTTTAATTAAAAAACTAAATTATATGTTTCTAATATTGAATCTTCTGATAGATTACCATCTTCAACATTATAATTTTGTTGTATAGATTCAAATCTTGAATAATTATATAGAGATGTTGTAGGTACTTTGATATCAATTATTTCATTATCAGTTGGATCTGTTTTTGTTAGAATCATTGCTGAACCAGTTGAATCTGTTCCCAAATATAACACAAATTTATTATTACCAACACCTTGATCATGTACAACAATCTGACCAGGTTTCATTGATGTTGTGTCATCTTTTCTTACATTTGCATATTCAGTTTCCTTTAAAAATGTACCAATTCTATTATTCATAAATCTTCTCATATATTTAGTAATATAATTTTGAATACGAATATCAGGATTAGGTGTATTTGCATCGGAATAGATTTTACCTAAGATTACTTGTACATCTTCATCCGGCTTAACACCGCCATAATTTAAGAAATCGCCAGTATAATTATCAGGATTAATTGCATCTTTAAACATTTGAAAAGCTTTTTCTTTTATTATTTTTTCATCTATTGTCGAATCATAAATCTTTCCATGTATTTTGAATTTTTTAGGTTTTTTATCGTCTTCAACTGAATTTGTATTTCCTGATTGGTCAATAAATTGAGCTGGTTGAGGTTCATCTAAATCTGAAAAGTTAGAATCAATCATAACTAAATAACCATAATTTGGAATGTAATATTCAAGATTATTTATCTTATATTTCCAATATGAAGTTACATTTGACTGTTCATTTAGAGATTTAATAAAAACATTCTTTTCTATTGAAAAATCATCTATATATATATTATGTGCTTGTAATGTTAACAATGCAAACATAATTTGAAATATAATTGACATCCAAACATTTTCAGAATGTACACCTGAACCAATCATTACTTTTGTATTTCCATTCCCCTTTATTTTATATAATTTTGATGCCCAATTATAAAGAGAATATGTAGGACTTTCTGTTAAAATTGCTAGAACATCACCTTCATATGCATTTAGATCTTTAATTTCATCTTTATCTTTAACATTTGATGGGTTCGTTTTAATAGTACCAAGGTCTGTTAATACACCCATTCCAGAAGTCATACCGGCTATTGCAGTCATATTAGGTTGTAAATATTGATTAAATACTTCGGTCATTTTTTTAGCTTCATTTATTTGTTTCTGTTGATAAGCATCTAAACCAAATTTAACATCAAATGTTTGTGGTTTTGGTGGTTTTCTTAATTTGATAGCTGTAATTCTATCAAAATCAATTCCAGATTTATCTGATACATAATATCCATACATCCCGACAAAATGTGGACAAATCTTCTTTTTAAGAAGATGTTCTCTAATATATTCGTAATATCCAATATCTCTCCATTGTGGGAAATTAGAAAATTTAACTTTATTTTGTTTTGTAATCTTTGATGATTCTACTGATAATTTGTAGATTCTTATATTAACTGTAACTGCATTTCTTGCACACACAATAATACCATTTGTATCACGTTGTATTGGATAACAAGATTTATAAATTAAAAATCCATCAGGCATACCCTTGTATGGATTATTTGAAAATCTATAAGTATTATATGGATTTAATTCCATAAATTTAATATGTGATAGAATACTTTTAACACCTCCACCAGAAAATGAAATTGAATCTCCATTTCCTTCTGGGAATAATACTGATTTTATATATTTTGTTTGTGTATTTCTATCACTTAATGTATTATATGCATTCTTTAAATTTTTAAATGTTATAGCATCTTCGTAAACCATATTAACAATACCATGATTGTCTGTTGGACCTGTCGGTTCAATATTTATTACTTTATTATAATTAATAATTGGTTGTGTTGGTAATTGTTCATATGTTCCTGGAAGAAATGGAGGTAAATATGGGCCTTGACCAAGTGACGGTATATAATTAACCATTGGTTTTGATTGATCAAACGGTTTTTTTGGAGGGGGTGGTTGATACAATTGTAAATTTAATAATTGGTTTTTTGTCATCTCATTATCTGCTTTTTGTTTGGATTCATATAATTCTCCCATTTTTTGTTGGTGTATTTGTTTTTCTTCTCTTGGTATATCGGGATTATTTTTAGGTTCATATGTTGGGATGACACGCCCTGAAAAATCCTCCGTTTCACCACCCCCCTTTAAAAAAAATTAAGTTTAAATTGTTGTTTACCTCCTTTCGATCCGCCGGCCATATTTCCATTTAAAAAGCTATTCATATTTGAATCAACTTTATTTAAGGGTATGTTTGCACCTAAACCTTCCTGTGCTTGCATCATTCCTTGTGGCATCATTCCTGGCATTCCTGGTGGCATTCCTGGCATTCCTGGTGGCATTCCTGGCATTCCTGGTGGCATTCCTTGTGGCATCATTCCTTGCATTCCTGGTGGCATCATTCCTGGTTGCATCATTCCTGGTTGCATCATTCCTGGTTGCATCATTCCTGGTTGCATCATTCCTGGTTGTCCTAATAATCCAGCCATTGGATTTTCTGTTCCTGATACCTGTCCCTGTTCCATACCACCTTCATATTGTTGATTCATCATTTGTTGGACTAAACCTTCGGGAGCTAAATCAAAATAATTTGATGGTAAATTTTTTAATTTTTCTTTATTTTTTGCACTTAAATTAGCTGCTATACCCATTCCACCTTCTGATACTCTCATAGAAGATACGGAAGATGATAAAGATGAAGATGATTCTTCCTTTGCATGACGTTTACCTTTCTTTGAAGATTTTTTATTTTTTTTGGATGTTTTTGATCTGCTCATTTCAGATCTTGAATCAGTATTCTGAGCTAAAGCTCTCATGATAGCTTTACTATCTGCTGACATCTCTGTCATTCCCTTGGTTGCAGTTTCCATTTCAGATGATGACGATGAAGATGAAGATGAATCTTTTTTATTCTTTGGAGTTGTTTCACTTTCACTTGATGAAGATGATGAAGTTACATTTGGATTAAGAGTATTCATAGTATCACGAACTGTTGTTTCAGTTGATGTTGTAGTCTCGTCTTTCTTATGTGATTCACTTCTTTCAGTTACTTCATCTTTAAAAAATAAGCTCCCTTCTGATGCTGACATATCTCTTTTGCTATTTTTTCTAAGACCTGGTACGACAATTTGTCTAACGCCTTTATACATGCTATAATATTTATGAGATTTTTTATTTTTTTTATTATAATCTATATATAAAATTCCTTCGTCTTTTTGTTGTAAATTATCTATATTCATTTTTTCAATATTTCTTGGTGTAACAGAAACTTCCATCTTTATAAAATTTTTAAAGAATTTATTTTTTTTTAAAATAACTTCCGATGTAATTGTAATATCTGAAGTTTGATTAAATTTTTCTATATCTAATTTTGGTCTATATTTTTCTGGAATTATATCATTAAAAAACTCTTCGAGTTCTGTATTCATTTTATTATGTTTTAATATAAAAGTATACATATGATTCATAACAACATTAATGTCTACATATGGATTATATAAAATATCTTTTGTTTCATCAAAATTATAATCAGTTGAAATGGCTTTATCAAAATCATCTATTTTTAATATAAAATCAACATCTGGAATCTCCATTAAAATACCATTTATCTTGTATTTTCTATTTACTGGTTTATTTAGCATACATATTTTTAATGAATGTAAATTAATATTATTATGATTAAAATTATTAAATCTTTCATTTAATTTTGCAATTATTACAAATATCTCAAATAGAATTTTTTTTAATTTTTCTGGTGTAATTGATTCTATATTTTCATCTAGATATTCTTTCAAAGTTTGTGTTGATAAAAAATGTTCAGTAACTATTACATAAAATTTATCAGTTTGTGCATTAGCCAATAACTTGTCTAAATTAGAATCATTTATTAATCGCGTTAATTCTGTTTTTGTAATATCAAAACACATAAGTGGCAGTGTAAAATTAAGGAATTTTTCATTGAATACAATTTCACTACACATTAATAAAAATGCCATATTCTGTAATTCAGGTCTATTTACATCATTAATATTTAATTTATTTACACCAATAGAAATTTCATATGGATGAAAATGCTGAGTTACCTTATAATGTATTCGATTATTATAATAACCTAAATATTTTATTTTACCTTTAAAAATGTCACTATAATCATAATCTAATGGTTTACGTAAATCTTCCATTTTAATATTTTTTCTATCAATTGTTTGTATTTGATAACAATTATCGTTAGCACCATATATAGCATTAAATAATAAATTTGTACAAAATTCAATATCTGAATATTTAATATTTGAATTCATCAGTAATATATATATTAAAAAATTATTTTTTCTTTTTTGTATTAAAATTTATTATATCTAA